GGGCAAGAAGTTACAATTAATGAAACTCAACTTGATAATTTTATAGCACTTGGTTATAAACAAGAACAAGATAAACAAGTAAAAACAAAAAAGGAAAATAAAAAATGGCAACACACTTTGGAAAAGAAGGAGTCGTAACTGCTGGTGGAACTGGTATAGGCGAACTTACTGGTTACACACTTGAAACTACTGCTGATGTTGTAGAAGATACTCAACTATCTGATGCAACTAAATCATTTGTAGCTGGAAGAACAGCATTTTCTGGAAGTTTAGAAATGAGTTATGATGAAACTGATTCTCCACAACAAACATTAACTGCTGGTACTACAATAGCTTTTATATTAGGTCCAGAGGGTAATGGTGCAGGAGATGAAATCTTTACTGGTTCAGGAATTGTTACAGGAATGAATATTAATGTTGGCTTGGATTCAATAACTACAAGAGCAGTTACGTTTCAAGGTACTGGAGCATTAACAAGAGGAACTGTATAATCCTAATTTATGTCAGTAATTGACAGGGCTAAAAATCATTTTGAGAATTTAGGTGTTCAATCTATTGAAGTACCTGAATGGAAAGATAATGATGATAAACCTACAATTATTTATTGGAATCCAATAACTTTAGCAGAAAAAAATAAATTACTAAAAGTATCAGGCAATCTTAATGATGTAAGTTTGTTAGCTGATATTTTAATAATGAAAGCTTTAGATAAAGATGGTAAAAAATTATTTACCCTTGCAGATAAAATAGCTTTAATGCACAAAACCGATCCTGATGTCCTAACAAGCATAGCCAATAAAATGGTTGCTGCTATCTCGCCTGACGAGGTAAAAAAAAACTCATAAACACACCTGAATTAAAAAATTTACTTATTGTCGCTGATAGGTTAAAAATAACATTATCCCAACTTTTCAAAATGGAAGTTTGGGAGTATAATACTTGGTTAGGATTTTTGTTAAATGAACAAAAAGAACACGAATCCGAAGTAAGGAAAGCAAAACATAGGTAATGGCACAAAATTTAAAAATAAATATACTTGCAAAGGATAAGACTAAAGCTGCTTTTAATGGAGTAAAAGGAAGATTAGCTGGTCTTAAAAATGCAGTATTTTCTTTAAAGGGTGCTTTTATAGGTTTAGGTGCTGGTCTTGTTATTAAATCATTTGTATCAACAGGAAGAAGCATTGAGGACTTAAATGTTCGATTAAAACAATTATTTGGTAGTACACAAGAGGGTGCAAAAGCTTTTGATGTAATGGCTAAATTTGCAGCTAGAGTTCCTTTTTCACTAGAGCAGATTCAAGCAGCATCAGGTAATCTAGCAGTTGTCGCTGGAGATGCTGATAGACTTTCAAAAATATTAGAAATCACAGGTAATGTTGCAGCAGTTACAGGAATAGATTTTAATGTAGCAGCCGAACAAATCCAAAGGTCTTTTGCTGGTGGTATAGCAGCAGCCGACATCTTTAGAGAAAAAGGTGTTAGAGATATGTTAGGTTTTAAAGCTGGTGCAACTATATCAGCCGAAGAAACAGTTAGAGCATTTGAAAAAGTATTTGGTAAAGGTGGAAGATTTGGTGGAGCAACAAAAGAATTATCTCACACATTTACTGGTACGTTATCAATGTTGGGCGATAAACTTTTTAACTTTAAAAAGAATGTAGCTGGAGCAAAGTTTTTTGATGAACTTAAAAAATCATTTAAAGATTTAAACGTATTTATAGAAGAAAACTCTGAAGATTTTGAAGCGATTGCCAATGCTATTGGTAAAGTATTAACACTTGCTGTTAAAGGTTTTGCAGCAGCAGTAAGAGGTGTAGGAAAAGCAGTAGGATTTTTAAGACGACAATATAATAATTTATTAAAACTATTTGGCAAAGAAATTGAAGTTGTTGAGCAAATGAAAAAAGTTGAAGATTCAACAAAAGAAATTAATATTCAACTTACTAAAACAAAAACAATATTAGAAGAAGTAACAGAGGGAGTTAAAAAAATAAATAAAGGGTTTAGTATTTCAAAAGAAGTTACAGGAATAATTAAAAGTAGTGTTGCAAGTTTTTCAAAATCTATTGCTGAAACTATTGTGCTTGGAAAAGAATTAAATGCAACAATGAAACAATTAGCACAACAAATTTTAATATCTATTATTGCAAAGACTATTGAAAGAATTGCATTAAAACAAATTGAAAAAGCTTTAGACAAAGCTTCTGAAATATTTGAAAAAAGAAAATTAGATTTAATTCATAAACAAAACTCTGCTTTAAGACAACAAATGATGTTAAGTAGAGGTGGTGGTAGTATAGGTGGTTCTTTATTAAATTTTGGATTATCTAAATTATTTGGTTTTGCTAGTGGTGGTGCTGTATCAAAAGGCAAACCAGTTGTTGTAGGAGAACGTGGGCCAGAATTATTTGTACCTAATCAAACAGGACAAATTACACAAAATGCTAGAGGTACAGGTGGTGGAAGTACCAATGTCAATTTTAACATCACAACTTTAGATGCTAGAGGATTCGATCAAATGTTAGTACAAAATCGTGGAACAATAACACAAATTATTAATCAAGCTGTCAACGAGAGAGGAGTTAAAAACTTAATCTAATGAGTGGTGCATTTCCTATATCAACAGCAAAATTTGGAACTTTGGGAATAAAGTCAAATCAAACAACTATTATATCTAAAAGTGATAGTGGTAAAAAACTTGCAAGGCAAATAGACAATCAACGATGGGGTTTTACAGTACAAATTATAACTGCAAAACGAAGTGATGTTTATGGTGATTTGATGGCTTTTATTGTTAAACAAAGAGGTGGTAAAGAAAACTTTACTATTATCCCACCAGAAATAGAAGATGCTAGAGGAAATGAAGCTGGAACTGTATTAGTTAATGGTGTTCACGCAGTTGGAGATACAACGATTGCTATGGATGCTTTTGGTGCAGATGGTGCTGGAAGATTTAAAGCTGGAGATTTTTTAAAGTTTGCATCACATACTAAAGTTTATATGGTTGTGTCTGATGTAACTTCTTCTTCTAATGCAGCAACAGTTACAATCGAACCACCTTTAATTACTGCTTTAGCAGATGATTCAGTAGTTCTTTATGACAATGTTCCTTTTACAGTTCATTTAACAAATGATATGCAAGAATTTGGAGTGAATGGTGCTGATAAAGATGGAAACCTTTATTACGAGTACCAATTCGATGTTGAAGAAGCTTTGTAATGAAATATTTAATCAGGCATTATCTCAATGTAGATGCCACAGCAGAAGTCATTGTAGATGAAAGCGAAATTGATATACACTTAAATGATTTAAAAGAACATAAAAAGCCAAATAGTAAATGTAAATTTAATGTGATAAAAGGAAATGAAAAACTAATTAGAACAACTTACGAGAAATATGACGAGAAGCTTAACATCATCACTAAAGACGGAACTAGCAACAAATGATATACGACCAGTTCATCTTATCACTATCGGCTTTGCTACTCCTGTTAATATTACAGATTGCTCCTTCCCTTTAACATCATCTATATCAGGTGGGTCAGTTACTTATTCAGCTTCTAGCTTTATAATGGGTATCTCTAATTTTTCAGAAGAAACCGATATTGCCAAACAATCCCTAGACTTAACTTTATCTGGTGCAGATCAAACTTTTATTTCAACGTGCTTAAATGAAAATGTAGTCAATGATAGTGTTACAATTTATCGTGGTTTATTAAATGATAGTAATGCTTTAATTAGCGATCCATTTCTTTTGTATAAAGGAACGATTGATACATTTGGAATATCTGAATCTGGGGAAGAAAGTAGTATAACTTTAAGGATAGTTTCACATTGGGCAGATTTTGAAAAAGAAAATGGAAGAAAAACAAATAACATATCTCAACAAAGATTCTTTAGTGCAGATGTAGGTATGAATTTTTCTAGTCAAACAGTTCAAGATATTAAGTGGGGTAGATCATAATGGGTTGGGGTAGTATTTTTAAATCAATAACTAAAATTTTTTCAGCACCTATTAAGATTATAACCACAGCTTTGTCTTGGTTAATGCCAAAACCACAAGTACCTGATTTTGGTGATAGTGAATTTGACACTTATGAAAAAGGTGTTTTAATTAACAAACAATCTAATGACGCAAATATTCCTGTTATTTATGGAACACGATTAGTAGGTGGAACTAGAGTTTTTATGGAAACAAGTGGAACTGATAACACTTATTTATATATGGCTATTGTTTTATCAGAGGGTGAAATTAACGATATTACTTCAATTAAAATAGACGATAAAACAGTTACTTGGTCAGGAGATTTAGCTGATAACACACAACGAACAGTAGGAAGTGGAGATAGTAATTTTTATAAAGATAGTGCAAGTTTAATTACAGTTGAGCCTCATTATGGAACTGATGGACAAGGTGCATCAACATTATTATCAACATTATCTTCTTGGGGATCAGCACACAAATTATCAGGTCTTTGTTATATTGCTTTAAGATTTACTTGGAATCAAGATGCGTTTCAAGGTATTCCAAAAGTTCAAGCAATCGTTCAAGGTAAAAAAGTAGTAGCTTATAATTCAAGTTCAGTAGCACAAACAGCAGCACACTCTGATAATCCAGCTTGGTGTTTATTAGATTATTTAACAAATACTAGATATGGAAAAGGTTTAGCGATTGGGGATATTGATATTCCAAGTTTTTATACAGCTTCAGGAGTTTGTGATACTGACGTAACACCTTATGGATCAGCAACCGCCATTGATATTTTAGATTGTAATGCTGTATTAGATACTTCAAAAAAAATTATAGAAAATGTTAGAGAACTTTTAAGTGGTTGTCGTGGTTATTTACCTTTTGCTGGTGGTAAATATAAATTAGTTATTGAAACAACTGGTTCAGCTTCTATTACATTAACCGAAGATGATATTATAGGTGGCTATTCATTACAAAGCGAAGATAAAAACTCTAAATATAATAGAGTGATTGTTTCATTTGTTAATCCAGATCGTAATTATCAAGTAGATGAAGTTCAATTTCCTGAAGTAGATGATAGTGGTTATACGTCAGCAGACCAACACGCAACAATGAAAACTGCTGATGGTGGTTTTTTATTAGAGGGAAGATTTGATATGAAAACAATTACAAGTCCATATCAAGCTTTAGAAATGGCAGAAGTCATATTAAGACGTTCAAGAGATGCTTTAAAATTAGATATTAATTGTAGTGGCGATGCTTATGATTTAGCCATTGGAGATATTGTGGCTATTACACATTCTAGTATTGGATTTAGTGCAAAAAATATGAGAGTGGTGGGTATTAGTTTTAATGAAGATTATACAATAGGATTATCTTTAATTGAACACCAAGACGCACATTATACTTGGGCAACTAAAACACAAGTCGCAGCAACACCTACTACAACACTTCCAAATCCATTTGCTATTCAACCACCAGCAAGTGTTACATTAGATGATGAATTAATTGAATATAATGATGGAACTGTAATTGTAGCTTTAAATGTAACGATTGGTGCAAGTACCGATAGCTTTGTGGACTATTACCAAGTGGAATATAAATTAAGCACCGATTCAGATTATATTATTTATGCACAAGGTTCAGGATTAAATCATAGAGTCTTAAATGTAATTGACCAAAAAATTTATAATGTAAGAGTTAAAGCAGTTAATGGTTTAGGAGTTAGTTCAACT